GAGCGCAATGCATACCCAGACGAGGGGGGCCACCCACCAGGGCACCTGGTCCTCCACGCCTGTCAACGCCATGTAGATCAGGTCCACGGCGTCAAGGATACGCGCCTGCTCACCCTGCCCGGCCTCAGCTTCACCGCGAATCGTCGGCAGGCTTGGTTCCGGTTGGGTTGTCTCGTCTGCGATGCGCTCGAAGCGTCGGCCGCTGCTGTGCGCGAGTTGCCGGACGGCGGTGGTATTTGCCGCAATCCGTTCGCTCGGACCAGCGCAGGAGCTCGCCACGACGACGACGATGGCGGCTAGCCATTTCACAGCTCCCTCGCGGCCGTCAGCGCCGCCTCCCATTGGGTGCGATTGGGATGACCTACAGCCGCTTCGTGCTCGAGGTAGACCTCGAGGTGGACCACGACCTTGGGTGCCTGCTGAGCGACCATCTCGGCCTCGAGCAGGCCGCCCAGGGCGTCAGCGACCCAAACAGCAGCCCCGTCCAGCCCAGCCACCACCCCGGCGGCTACATCGATGTCACCAGGTGGCATGTGCAACCCTCCTCCAAGTGTTGGTGGCCGTGCAGACGTACAGGTAGGACGCATCCCAGCAGATATCGCCTGCTGTCCCAGTGTCACTGGAATTGGCCGGTGTTTTGGAGTTCACCAATCGCAGCCGGTCACCGCTGATGATCCCGACGCTGGTGGCTGTCCCATGCAGCTTCGTTTGCGTCGTGCTCGAGGTGCCTAGCACGGTCGTATTGGCGCCGTCACCGATGGCACTGGCGCCGATGACGATCGAGTTGCTGTCAGAGTTGTTGAGACCTCGCACCTGCGACCCGATGTAGACGCAGGATCCTGCCGTAGTCAGAGCGGTGCTGCCATTACTGTGATAGCGGGCGGCTGCGTAACCAATCACCACATTGTGTTCGCTCCCGCTGCCCGTCAGAGCGTAGCCCGCCGTCGAGCCCATCGATGTGTTGTACGAGTGCGTGATTGAGTACAGTCCCTCGAGTCCAAGCGATGAATTATGGCTGCCGGACTGATTGTTGTAGATGCAGTTGATCCCAAGCCCGGAGTTCCAGGACCCGGTTCTAGTGTTGAGCAGACAGTTTTGGCCTAGCGAGGTATTACCGTCGCCTGACGAGTTCCAGAATCCTGCCTGGTATCCCACAGAGGTACAGCCGTCTGCTGCGCTGGTGAGTTGGCTGCCCGTATTGACGCCGACCACGGTGATGTTGTTGCCAGCGGCACCTCGGCCGACCCTCACAGAGTTGATATGGGAATCCCCGGCTATTCCTGCACCGCCTGCAACGATGAGGGCCCCGGTCGTGCTCGAGGTCGAGGCCGTCGTGCTGGTGCCCGTGATCGTCGTAAACCGACCGCTGGCCGCCGTGGTCGCGCCGACGGTCGCACCGTTGATCGTGCCGCCGGTGATGGCTGCCGCTGCGTCGTTTGACCAGGTGAAAATGCCGCTTGACGTGTCATTCTCGGCGAACACCTTGCCGTCGGCAGTGTTGACGGCCAGTTCCCCTTGGAGAAGCTGCGCCGTCGTGGGCACCGATCCCGACGTGCTCGAGCGCTTCAGCCGGATTTGGTCAGACATCAGTAGGTCCCCCCGTCAACCGAAACCGTCAGGGCCGACACGCACTCACCGTCATACTGGTTCATGCGCTCAAACAGCGCCACGGTCACCCCGCCAGCCGTGTAGACCATGGCAGCCATCACGAACGCCCCATTGGGCACCGGCTGCAGCGTAAAACCGGCCGCGTTGGCCCGCGTTGCGTTCACTCCACCGGCCGCTGTGCCTGCGGTGTTGCCGTACTCCGCCAGGTTGTAGGCCGTCACGCCGATAGCGTCGGTCTCGGTAATGGTCGTGATGTTGGTCGGCGTTGCCTGCGGCTGGGCCTTGCTCAGGGTGTACGTCCACCGGTTGGAGGTCAGCAGGGTGCTGCCGGTCACTGTCATGGGGTGCCACGACACGACGGCACCACGTTGCAGCAGCAGGTTCTCGAGTTGGCCACGGTTGGCCGTGACGAACTGCGCCGCCTCCACCATGAGGTTGAACGCATCGGCCGACTGCCCGAGCGGAGCGTAGACCGACGGTTGGAGGAATCCGGTCATGGCCAGGCTGGCTTGGGGTTAGAGATAATGTCGAGCACTTCGGTGGGCAGGATCACGCCCGCCGTGTGGAATGCAGCCGTGTCGGGGTATGCCTGATACCACACCGCCCTAGCGGTCGCCTTCATGGTCGAACCGCCGACGGAAATAGTGGTATCGACCCAAATGGACCCATCTACCGGGTTGCGCATGGGGATTTGCTCGAGGTGAAACCACTCGTCGTACAGGAACGTGTACACGTCCATGCTGACGGAGTCACTCACGTAGCGCCGCTCGTACGACTGGAACAGGCAGGTGCCAGCGGCGTAACCGCCGAACGTTGCCGAGTTTCGTTTCAGCAGGTCCTCGGTGATGTTTGCGGGCACGTTGGTGTAGCCGAGCCCCGAGTTGGTGTCATTCACCAAGAACTCGACCCGAAACAGCTCCTGCCGTACAGACCTGATGAACGGCGTGCCCATGATGTTGCTCACGGTGCCGCTGGCGATCAGCGTGGTGGGTGGCCAAGTAATGGTGCCGTTCGTCGGGAACGACGCCGGGGCAGGCTTGATGTATTGGGACACCTTGCGCTCGGCACTCTGCAGGCTCGTCTTGACGCCTCGGAACGGCGCCACGCCGACCACCGGCCCCCTGGCGGTCGATGTCACCATGTAGGTGTTGGCGCGGTCGGGGTGGGTCTCCACCCTGATGTCCTGCACGATGAACTGGGCCAGCCCGCCGTCGATGGTGCCAAGTGCCAGCCGGGTCCCGAGCGCCTCGATCTGGTCGAACGGTGCAGTTTGCGCCTTGATCGAGTTGTAGACGTTCCAGCTGTCCTCGCTGGTCCCGACGTAGGCCGGGTCGTCCTGTGCCACGAGGAACCGGGTGGTGTGCACGGCCTCGGTCGGCTCCATGCCGATCGTGAGAGACTGCTGGTTGTGCTGTCTGAATACTTGCCACGCCATCAGCGACTCCTATCGGTGTTCTGCTTGATCTGCTCGAGCACGCGCAGCAGCTGCAGGTTCAGCGACTCGACAGACTCGCCGCTACCGGTTGCCATGGCAAAGCCCAGTTGGCTGCGGAGTCCGGCGGCCTGAATTTGCATTTTCTCTAGGTCGGTCATTGACGCGCCGCCCAAAGCGTCGCGGGCGTTGACCATGGTCGCCTGCAACGATCCGCTAAGCGCCTGCTCGAAACCTCGCACAGTGTTGGTGATGTACGCGCCTGGCGCCGTAAAGAAACTTTCGGCGCTCTTGGACACCATCCCGCCAGGGCCTTCTGCGATCAGGCCGGTACCAATTTCCTTCTGGGCATCACGCCTAATCCTGGCGGCCTCCATCTCGTCCATGCCCAGCCCGACCATGCGCTGCCCGGCAACCATCTTGGCTTGCATGGCGGACACTTCCGCCTCCACGATTCGCGCTGAGAATGGCCGGACAAGTTCCGCCAACGTCTTGCGTGCCTCGCGGTTGGCCTCGTAGAAACTGCCGATGGCCTGAAACAGCGGAGACGCCATCCCAGCGGCAAACAGGCCCTGCATGCGGTTGAACTGGCCGCGGATGCCCTCGAGCTGCGCCGTGGCCTGCTGGCCCATTTTGCGCAGGCCGGTCACGTCGGCGTCGATCCCGATTGAGAGTCCTAGCTTCGCCACGTTGCCACCTTCCCGAGGGTTGCCATCCAGTCAGTCTGCCCTGGCTTACGCCAAGGCTCCACCACCGTCTGCGGCTGACGAGTCAGCCCGTATGCCAGGACCGTCAGCAGCCGCTCTATGCGGTCGGCTGCGGTCCACTCCAAGGGTTTGCCATCACCCCCTGGACGAGTGCCATGGCCACATGCACGTCCAGCGCTGTTGAGCCCGGCACGCCGTCCACTCGGGTGCAGGATTCGAGCACGAACGCCTGCCGGGCGTCGTCGTCCAGCTGCTCGACCTTGCGCCACTCGCCGACCGTGATGGGCCGGACCTCGAGCACGGCCGGGTAACCGGCCACTGCCTCGCTGGTGAACGTGCGCCAGGTCATGCTCGGGCCGCCGTAATTTCACCAACGTACTGCCAAGTCACCGTAGCCGAGTGCACGGCGTCGTTGGTGTAGGTCGGGCTGTAGCCCGTGATGATGGCCGTGCCGGTGAAGTCGACACCACCGGAACCAGCGCCGCTGGCGAAAATGGCCACACTAACGGCCGCCGTAGATGGGGTAGCCCCGCAGAACTTTTGCGCGAGCGTCAGCCCGGTGGCGTTGTCCGTGTGGATCGTCGCCGACCCGGTCACAGTTGGACGGCCCTGGATGGCCGTACTCAGTACCGAGTTGAGGGCCGTAGCGTCCACAACGGCGCTGCTGGCCGAAATGCTGATATCGGTGGCATCCACGGGGGTGCCAGCGATGCTGATGCTTGTGCCGTTCGCGATGAATGCCATGGTTTATCCTCCTGTTGCCCAAATGCGGTACGTCTGACGGACCACCCGCGGGCCGTCGTCCGTGCCTTCCTGATCGTCCATGCGCTCAACGTCTTCGCCGTCGGTGGCGCTCCACTGGATCTTGGTGCCGTCCACCGTGCCGTAGGTGGTGTTGTCGTTCAGCACGGTAGACACGGCAGCCGCCAGCGCTCGAGCGCCTGACAGCGACGTGGCGATGCAGTCGATGGCCACCGAGAACTCGGCCAGTTCGGTCGTCCCGGTCAACGTGCGCACCGGCGTGCGGGCGTCGATGCTGTAGACGATGGCAGGCAGCGTTGTGCCCTCGCGGCGCCACTCCGGGCTAACGCGGGTGCTCACGAGCCCGGATACGCCCAGGTCGTCGGTGAGCCTGCGCCGTAGTGCGGTCTCAATGCTCATTTCTTGGACACCTTCATCCGAGCCTTGCGGGCCAAGTCGACCAGTTGCGTCTCAATGACCAGCGCCAGGTCCTCCTTGATGACCTCGGGCGGGAAATCGCGGTAAGTGTCGCGCTTGATGTGCCACTGGGCCCGGCCGCTGTCCACGATGGGAGCGATGTACGACCGGGGCCGCCGCTTGTATCGAAAGCCGGTGCGGCTGGTCGTCTTTAGCCCGCGGGTGTCACCCATCGACTGGATGACCTTGCTGGATGCCTTGCGCAGGCTTTCCTGCCCGCCGTAGCTGCGGTGGGTGGCGCCGTGCGTCAGCCAGTTCTTCTTGTACGTGGTCGCTAGGCGCTTCAGGCTGCGCCGCAATAGCTGCTTGTACAGGTTCCGGCTGACTCGGTCGGGCAACGTCAGGAACACCATTTCGGCGTCCAGGAATGCCTTTTGGGCGCGAGCGCTTGCGCCAGCCCGCAGAATGCCAAGGTTCTCCGACGCGTTGATCTGGCGTTGCATGAAACGCTGATAGTTGCGCAGGTGCTCCGGCGAATTGAACTCGGCGCCGCGGCGGAAGCTCATGCCGTCACCTCGAGCGCTTCGCAGTGCAGTTCCATCCGGCCCAGCGTCGGGTCCAGCACGCCGGTGACCTCGAGCACGCGGTCGGTCTTGCCAGTCTCGCGCAGCAAAATGCGGCTCTTGACGGTCACCGAGTCGATCCAGGGCAGAACGAGCCGCCAGGCGGTCTGTCCGCGGTTGATGTCCACCGAGTCGATCGACCGGCCGTCGGCCGACTCGATGTGGCCTAGCACGGTGGCCACGGTGGACCAGGTCTTGGTGGCCTGCCCGTAGGTGTCCACGGACGCGGTGTAGTTCTGCACCGCCATCTCGTGTCGGAACATGCCACGCGGGACCATCAGTGCACCCCATGCTCCCCGAGCATGGCAAACAGCATCTGCTCGGCCTTGCCTTCGATGGCGCCGGTGCTGTCGCCGCGGTCGGCGTACAGGCGCCCGCACAGCTGCAGCGCCAGCATGTTGATGTAGTGGTCGCCAACCAACGTGTTCCAGTTGATGGTCACCGGACGGTTCCAGCCGTCCTCGATCAAGACAGCCACGCGCTCGCCGTCCCAGTGCTGTTCCGGGTTCTCAGTCTGCGTCACCGAGTCGTCATCGACGTAGACCGCCGTGATGGCTGACGCGGTATTTACCGGCTGGATCGGCAGCACCACCCAGGTGTCCCCTTCCTCGGACACCTTGTATGAGCGCTCGATTCCCTGCATAGCCAATCCGGCGCAGCGCTCGATCGTCTCGCGCACGGCAGGCAGCAGGATGTTGCCGATGTAGGCGTCATCCTGCGCGTGGAAAATGCGCAGGTGACTCTTGATATCGCTGGTGGTGAGTGCTGGCATTTTGAAAAGACCGGGGGGGGTGTCCCCCCCGCCGGTCCGGGGTCACATGGAATCGATCAGGCGTTGTTGACGATGAGCGTGCCTGCGCGGTTGTCGACGATCTGGGCGTCTGACCGCATCGAGCTGAGGTAGTTCACGACGCCCGAGCTGCTGTTGGTGTACGGGTCGACGATGAACTGGATTTCCTTGCGGTCCACGATGCGGTAGGCGCGGGCGAGGTCGCCGAAGAAAATCAGATTTCGGGCAGTTCCAGACAGGTACACGGGGGCGTCCTGGCTGATGTACACCGGGCGTCCCATGAGGAGGCCAGCGGCGCCCTCCTGAACCATCATGCCCTGCATGCCGTCGTACAGGTAGGTGCCAGCGGTCGACGCCTTGAGCTGCAGGAGCGCAGCCCAGGTGGCCTGGTTCATGATCCAGGAGCCGTTGGTGGCGTACGCGGGCGGCAGGCTGGTGTAGGCAGCGATGACATCATCGAAGTCAGGAGCGGTCGAAGTGGAACCGGTCTTGATGATGCTGTTCCAGTCCGTCGAGGAGTAGAACAGACCGCGCTCCTCGGTGCTGCCAGCGCCATTGATGTGCTTGTTCCCGCGGTAGCGGCCGTGCGCACGGGCGTGGTCTGCGACGACCTCGGCGGCCACGTCGATCGAGGCGTCAAACAGCAGTTCCTCGGTCACCGGCGTGGTAGCCGTTGCCTTGAACGCGCCGAAGGTCTTGAGAATGGTGGTGAAGTTGCTTTCGGTGTATGCAACGCCTTCCGCAGTGGCGGTAACGGTCGTGCGTGAGTCGATGACAGGCAGGCGCAGGTTGGCGGGCAGCGTCTGCACGGTAGCCAGGTCGCGCACCGGGTCGCTGAACGTCAGCCACTTGATGAACTCGCCAGTCATCACCGACTGGGGCACGGCGTTGCCAGCGGTGGCAGCAGTGCCAACCGTCAGGGTCGTGCGCAGTTCCATGTTGCCGCTGCCCTCGCGGCCACGCGTGGCGAAGAAACGCGCCAGTTCGGCGTCGTTGCCGCCGTTGCGGTTCTCAGGACGGCTGATGAGTTGGCCGTTCTTGGCCTTGACGGCGTCCAGGCGGCTGCGAATCGACAGGCTTTCAAGCTGCCCGTCAATGGCGCGGATTTCTTCTTCCGCCGCGTCGAACGAACGAACGGCATCGGGGGTTGCGGTTTCGGCGTACTGCTCGCACGCAGCGACGAGCTGCGCACGCTTCTCACGGAGTGCTTCGGGGGTCACGGTCATTTCAGGTCTCCAATCCGCAGCCGCAGGTACCGAGCAACGAGCCCGGTGGAAGTGTGAAACGCCCGGACCGCGGCTGCGGTCGCCTCGTAGGCGGGCGTGTGGACAAGGCTGACCTCGTAAAGGCGGGCCGACACGACGGTGCGGCGGTTGCCCGCCCACTCGTCCTTGTCGACCGCGAACCCGAACGACATGTTTTGATAGATCCCGTCGCGCAGGAGCACGCGCATGTCCTGCCCGTCGCGGGTGTCCGGCAACCGAGCAGCGAACGTCACGCCGCGCTCGGTCTCCTCGAGCTCGAGCGTGCCGCTGCGGGTGTCCGCTAGCACGCGCCCGCCGTCGTGCTCGACCAGCAGCGACACGTTCCGCTTGCCGATGTCGGCTGCGAACGCGCCACGCTGGATGGTCTCAATGAAGGGAAGCGGCTGGGAATCGGTCTCGTAGGGAATGGCCAGCCCGGACACGCTGTTGCCCTCGACGGCTGCGCGGACCTCGAACGAGCGGCGGTCAATCTGCATCGGGCGACTCGCTTTCTTCGTCCTCGCGGTCGCCGTTCACCTCGGCCTGACCGGCCGCCGTGTCCAGGCGCATCATGAGTTCGTCTGCCATGGGGTCCTGCACCGGCTGCATGCCGATGAACCACCGGGCGTCGTTAGGCGTGAGAACGCCAGACATGACGAGTTTGGACAGCTCCTTGGCGGTGTCCTTCATCGTGCCGCGGAGCAGTTCCTGCAGGTCGTGCTCGACGCGATAGCCGGGCAGCAGTTTGGCCGTCAGTTCGGCCTCGATGCGCTTCGCCCAGGGCCGCAGCGTCTGATCGACCAGCGCACGCTGGGCGTTTAGGTCGATTTGCGTTCCCGCCTCGGTGGCCGCCAGGAACGACAGCGGCAGGTTGAGCGCTCGAGCGATTTCGCCCATGGCCGCGGTGCGGGCCGCCGTCACGGCGTCCAGGTCACCCTGCCCGCTGACGCCCTCGATCTTGCCGCCGCCGTCGATGATTAGCGGCTCGGACGCACCGCCCGACTTGGCATGCTTGGCCTTCCAGGCGAGCAGGATCGTCTGCTTCGCCTGCTCGCTGATCGGCGTGGGGAACTGGAACGACAGCCGCCTAGTCGTACCGGTGGCCGCCATGGTGGCCGCCCAGTTGTCGAGGTCCGCCACCAGTTGCAGCTGCGTGCGGCACTTGTCCAGCGGGCTCTCTCCGATGAACGCCCACCGGCTGTAGCCGCCTTTGACGTGGATGAGGTCGCTAGCCGGTATGGGCTGCCCGTCGAGCAAATACTGCAGCGGGTTGGCCGACCAGTTGATCGTGATGCGCCCACGCTCGAGCGGGATGAGTTCGGCGGCCTCGCCGGAGTAGGTGCGTGCGATGTACGCGTAGGCGTTGCCTTGCGTCATGGCGTCGGTCACCAGCCACCGGCGCAGGTCCCAGCCGTTGACCATCTCGGTGCTGCGGCCGGTCAGCAGGCTCAGGGCAGCAGGCTGCACCTCCTGGTCTCTGCTGTCGTAAACGCACAGCGTGACGCTGGCCAGCATCGATGCCACGCCCTCGATGGCACGCTGGACGCCAGGCAGCGCCTCAACGTCCCCGACGCTGCTGGTGTCGACCAGCATGGACGCGTTGAAACTGCCCAGGAAGTAGCTGCGGAAGCGCGAGAGGAGTCCCACGCTTCCCCCAGTTTGAGTACGCGCTTTTTCTGTCAATAGGCGGGTGTGACATTTTCTGTCACATTCCGCAAATTGTCGATTCGTCCGCTAGGTGGCGTCAGATGGTCATCACGCCGGACGGCGGCATCCACTGCTGGGAGCGCCCGCGCAGCTCGAACAGGCGGGCCGCGTTGCAGGCCGCCACCAGGGCGTCGATGTTCTGCCCGTCGCGTTTCTGCAGTTTGACGAGCCCCCCGTCGTAGGTCTTGGTCGTGGCATGCCGCAGTTGGTGCAGCAGCACCGGGTCGTCGTGGTACCGGAGCGCCTTCATGCGGATGAGCGCCACGAACGTCGACCAGGCTGGCGCCTGCTCCCGGATCGACTGAGACCGGGCCTCCACCGGCAGGTTGAGTTTGTCGACCATGACCTGCCGGACCCAGTTCTGCGTCCAGCCCACCTCGTCGACGCCGACGGCCTCGAGTTGGAGGGTGCTACCAAGTTGTCCCAGCAGGCCCTCGACGGCGTCAAAGTCGATGAGTTGCCCGTCGTTGTGGTGGACGTGGCCCTGCTGGACCAATTCGTGCAGCCAGGGCCGCTGCTGCTTCATGTGCCCGAGTTCCCCGCAGGTGAACGACCAGGTGCGGAGCAGCCCGAACTCGCCGCCGTCGACCACCACGCCCACGCTCGTCAGGTCGGCCCGAGCGCCCACGACGCTGCCCAGGCTGAAGTCGATGAACGCCCAGGCCCGGCGCCCGCGCACGTCCTCGAGGCGCCAGTCGAATCGGGCCTGCTCGAGCACGGCCGCGTCGATGCCGACGCTTGCCAGGCTGCCGCCGGGCAGGTTCAGCCGCTGGGTGCGGAACTCCTCGACGCCGTCCGACCGGCTGCCCAGGAACGCTAGTTCCGATCGGATGGTGTCCTCGGTGATGTGCCCGCCCTCAATCCACAGCTGCGGGTTGGCCTTGCGCCACTGGACCGGGTCGTGGATGTCGGCGCCCGCATCGGACGCCCAATGGTGCACCGCCCAGTCCTCGCGCAGGCGGCCGGCCAGCAGCTGCGCCTCGGCCTCCTGCCGCCAGCCGGCCCAGGGCAGGCTCAGGTCGTCGTCGGCGGTCGTCGTCATCAGCAGCCGCCCCTCGGCGGTCTTGGTCGCCGCCGTCATCAACCGGCTCAGGTAGTCCCCCTGCAGGCGGGCCGCCTCGTCGGCCAGCACCAGGGCGGGCGTCACGCCGTCCGCCCGCTTGGCGTCCCTGGCGATCGGCAGCATCTTGCCCTTCCCGTGGCGCAGCATCGGCTGGTTGTTGCTCATGCGGGCCGCCCAGGGCGTCGTCTTGCCGTCGGCGGGCCAGTGGATCTTGGCCAGCGCCTCCATGGACAGGCGGGCCTGCGACAGGGCCGTGGCGGCGCTCACGACGAGCCGGTCGGCGTCGGGGTCTCTCAGCACCCAACCGGCCAGCAGAGCGGCCAGCAAGGTCTTCCCGTGGCTGCGCGGCACCGAGAACGACACCACCCTGCACCGCTCACGCCTGGCGATGGTGTCGGCAAGAACAGGCACCCAGTACGGGTACAGCACCACGTCGGCCGGTAGCGTGGCAGCGAACGCGTCGACCACCGCCCCGTCGTAGCCGCCTGCCTCGGCGCGTCGAGCGTAAGCCGTCAGCGAAGCAGCAGTTACGTCAGACACGCCGCCGCTTGCTGCGGTGGCGTACGCCCATGCCGTCGATGTTTCAATGATGGATGAATGCATACGGCGATACGCTGTCGGG